ATCCTCTTTGAGGCTTTTCTACGTCTTAACTCCCCACCTCCGTTTCTTATAAGAGTTTCTTTATACTTCTTTATTCTAAGCTGTTCATAAGTTAATCCTGATTGTGGATCTACTTGGTGTTTTCTTTGCTCCCATTTAAGAGCCGCTTCTTCAAAGATTGTTTTTCCCGATGGTTGAATCTTTGATTTAGTTTCATTACCTCTTGCTCTAGCTTCAGGAGTAACTGCCGGCCAAGCAGATTCATTTAGACATAATGGAAATTTACGTCTAACTAGACGAGAGTTTACTCGTTTTTCCCATCTAATAGCTTCATCTTTTGTTAAGAAAGTCTTTCTAATCTCTACAATAAATGAAAAATCGCCATCTTGTTTTCTAAGCTTTGAAATTCTTCCAGATGATGTAAAATATTTCTTCCATAGATCGTTTGGGCTGCAATGGTTTGCATATCGCACTCCATGATACCATTTTCCGGTTGGAATGTGAGTTACTTTGTAAGTATAAGGAATCGTCATCTTTGATGTGAGCTGCTAAATATGTTGGTATTTATCAAATAAATAACACTAGAAGTTGTTTACAGCTTCTGAAGATGATGATAAAATAACACTATTGACTAATCTTTAAGCAGATGACCAAAACTCTGGCTCAAAAAGCAAGAAAACTTTCTGATATAGAACATTGCAGAGTTCGTCCTGGACGCTACGTGGGTTCGATCAAACCTCGAACCCAAACGGTCTGGATGATCAAAGACAGCTCGGCGCAAGCTCCTATCCAGATGGAACAGCGTGAGGTTACCTGGAATCCAGGCTTCCTCAAGCTGTTCGATGAGATCATCACCAACTCGGTCGACCACTCGAAGCGTCCTGAGGGAAAGCACCTCGACACGATCAAGGTAGAGATCAACCGCGAAACCGGTGAGATCTCCGTCTATGACAACGGTGGTATCCCGGTCGTCATGCTAGAAGAGTACGAAGAGTACCTTCCGACGACGTTATTCGGCTATCTTCGCTCCGGTACCAACTTCGATGATGACGAAGAGGAAGAGAACACCGGTGCAGGGCAGAACGGCGAAGGTGCAAGCCTCGCCAACGTCTTCTCGACTCGCTTCGTCGTAGAAACCTGTGACGGTCACAAGCGCTTCAAGCAGGTCTGGACCGACGGAATGACCAAACCCGAAGCTCCTAAGGTTTCCGACTCGGACGGTAAGGGCTTCACCCGCATCACCTACCTTCCGGACTACGCACACCTAGGTACTCAGCTCGACGATGACAACTACGCTACGCTCGTTAAGCGAGTCGTCGACGTTGCAGGCTGCAACCCTCGCCTCAAGGTCTACCTCAACGGCAACCGCGTCAACGTCAAGTCGTTCAAGGACTACATCGAGTTCTACACCTCCGAGTATGAGTACGAGGAGAACGAGGACTGGCAGATTGGCGTTGCTAAGAGCGAAGACGGCTTCCAGCACGTTTCGTTCGTCAACAGCACCAACACTCTGATCGGTGGCACCCACATCGCCTACTCGGCGTACGCGATCGCCAACCGCCTACGTGAGTTCTTCAACAAGAAGCACAAGGTTGACGTGAAGCCGACCGACATCTTGGCTCACATGCAGCTGTTCGTCAATGTGCGAATCGACCGTCCGCGGTATGACTCGCAGACCAAAGAGAACCTGATGACGGAGGTCAAGGAGTACAAGACCAAGCTCTGGGAACCGTCTGAGAAGTTTATCCAGAAGCTCTCGAAGTCGGAGGTCGTTGCCCGAGTTCTCGACTGGATCGAGGCGAAGAAGGCTGCCGAGCAGGCCGCTGCCGCTCGCAGGGCCGGCAAAGACGCCGACAAGCTAAACCTGCGGCGTATCCTCAAGCTGCAGGATGCTAACCTTGCAGGCAAGGAACCTGAGAAGTGCATCCTCTTCCTCACCGAAGGCAAGTCGGCCGCTAAGGCCGGTAAGTCGACCGGTGACCGCGCGACGATGGGCTTCCTCGAGCTGCGAGGCGTTCCGTTGAACGTCAACGGCGCAGACATGGAGCGCATTCTGGGTAAGAAGAAGAAAGACGGCTCGGAGCGTCCTGAGGGTAGCGAGTTCTTCCAGCTGATGGCTGCGATGGGGCTGAAGATCGGCACCAAGGTTACCAGCATCAAGGATCTTCGCTACGGAATGATCGGCATCATGACCGATGCTGATCATGACGGTGCAGGACACATCACTGGGCTGCTGATCAACAATCTCTACAAGTTCTGGCCTGAGCTGTTCGAGCTTGGAGTCGTTCACCGCTTCGTCACTCCGATCGTCAAGGTTCGTCTGAAGACTCAGAAAGCTCCGATCGCCTTCTACGAGGAGCATGAGTTTAACTCGTGGAAGAACGAGCACGCTCACCTCGTCGCTGGTAAAGACTTCAAGATGAAGTACTACAAGGGTTTGGCTACCTCGACAGAAGACGAGTTCGGCGAGTACCTTGAGAACATCAACGACCACTTGATCCAGCTGACGATGGAGGATAGCTCCGACTCCGAGGTGATTGATCTCGTGTTCGGTAAGACCTCCGGCGCGGCGGATCGTCGCAAGGCGTGGCTCAACCTGACTGCTGATTGAACTTCTAGCTGAGCTCGACGAGGCTCTAGAAGACCAAAAGTGAGAGCTAGGGATCTAGAGAACCTGAGCTGAATTTGACTCATTTCTTAATGATCCGTTTAAACCCTAAAATAGAATTCAGCTAGCGGTTTCTCATGAACTTAAAATCCAAACAGCATTACTCGTGTGCACTCTCTGCTTAAAGCCAATGCAGAGATCTCGTTCGAGCTTCAATATCACTAAGCTTTACAAAAGCACCGAGATGTGTTATAATTCATCATCGGTTACTTCACATCACAAACGATGACGAAAAAATCTCAACCGAAAGCTGCTGAACCTATCCGCGCTAACCGCAAGATTCGTGTATCTGAGTTGTTTGCCGGCCCGGTTCGTCAGTTTGCGATCTACAACAACGAACGCATGATCCCTGACGCGATCGACGGCTTCAAGCTGTCGCAGCGCAAGGTGATCTACGGCACTGTCAAGAAGAAGGCAGCTGGCATCGACCCTGACAACGGAGTCAAGGTTGCACAGCTTGCGTCTCACATCGCCGAAGTTACCTCCTACCACCACGGTGAAGACTCTCTAGCGGGCGTGATCGTCGGTTTGGCGCAGAACTTCGCCGGGTCGAACAACATCAACTACCTGAAGCCGATCGGTCAGTTTGGCTCTCGTCTTGATCCGTCTGCTGGTGCTGGTCGCTACATCTATACCGACCTCAACCCAAGCTTCCGGAAGATCTTCCCGAAGGAGGATGACCTGATCTTGGAAAGCCAAGAAGAAGACGGTGATGAGATCGAGCCGGTTCGCTACCTTCCGATTCTTCCTAACGTACTGATCAACGGTGCAGACGGCATGGCTACCGGCCACGCTACCTACATCCTTCAGTACAACCCAGAGGACCTGCGAAAGTACATCCTCAACAAGCTGAAGGGCGTGCAGAAGAACATCAGCCTGGTTCCGTCCTTCAAGAACTACCTGGGTCAAGTCCAACGAACTGCGACCGGACAGGTAGTGATGAAGGGTAAGCTGGAGGTCGTCAATTCGACGACCATCGTGATCACCGAGCTTCCGATCGGCGTTTACGAAGATGACTACATGGCGCTGCTGAATGACCTCGAAGATGAGGGCTACATCAAGTCCTACGTCAACGAGTCGAAGTTCGACAAGGTGAAGCAGATCTCCAACTTCCACTTCACCATCACAGTTCCGCGTCAGACCGGCTACGAAGATGAGGAAGCTCTCTACAAGAAGTTCAAGCTGATCGCACGAGCTACCGAAAACTTCACCGTGTGGGTTCCAGGAGGTAAGCTGAAGTGCTTTGACTCAGCCGAGGCGCTCTGCGACTACTTCATTGAGTATCGTCTGTCGAAGTATGAGGAGCGCCGACAAGCTCTGTTGAAAGAACTGAACGAGCGCCTGGCCGAACAAAACGAGCGGCTTCGCTTCATTCACTTCTACATCGAGAATTCAGACAAGTTCTCGAAGAAGACCAAGGACGAGCTGGTACAGCTGTTGACGGTAGAAGGGTTCAAGCTGATCGACAAGCTCTTGGAAATTCGGATCTACAACCTGACCAAGGACCAGATCGAGAAGCTCGAGCAAGAGATCAAGAAGACTCAAGACGAGATCAAGTTCTACACCGAATCGACCGCTGTCTCGATCT